TAGATAGAATTATTAACGAAATTGAAACAATCCATAGAGGCAGACCATCTGAAAAGTTTTACTTTTTGCAGGCTTCTTTATTGTTTGCTAAAAAAAATCTTGAAGAAAATACATTTCAATATAGCTTAGAAGATAAAGTGAAAATAATAAAAGATGGTCACTTTAAAGGGAAAACAGGGAAAATAATAAAAAGGCGCTTATCAAACTCTGCTACCAACAATTACATCCATTATAAATTAGATAGCATGGAACATTATTGGATATTAGAAGATAATTTAGAGGTGGTTGAGTATGCTTGACGAAGCCAGAAAAATATGCAAATATCAAGGAATTAAAACCCATATTCAAGTGCCGGTTATTTGCCCTCACTGTAGCCGGAGAACAATGATATTAGACAGTGTTAAGAATAAAGGTACTTGTATTAGATGTGGAAGAGAAAAACCTATTAATGAGCTTCTGAGGGAAGAAGAAGCAGATTGGTTAGAAAAACATAAAGGAACAGATATAAAAATGAGGACCAACAGGGGTGATTGTGGGTGAATATTGAAATTATTAAAATATCAGCTAATACTACTGGCTTTATGGTTGGTAGAAAAGAATGCATGGCTATTGACTCCTGGAATGTAACTTTTTATTTTGAAAAGCATTCTAATGAATTAATTACAAAGATTGAGCCAATAACAATTAAAATTAAAGAAATCCCGGATAGTACTGAAGAATTAGAAAAAATAATATTTAATGAGTTTGCTAAACTATTTCAACAAAAAGGGTGATTGGATGCAGGATTATTATTCAAAAGTAATTAAGGAGCTGCTTAACTACAAAGAATATAAACAAAGATGTGCTGTAATTAGAATAGAATTAGATGAATTAATTGAGTCAAATAGAGGGGTAAGTTATGAAGGAACAAATGTTAAAGGCAGCAATGATTTTAGATCAACTACAGAAAATGCAGTAATTAATCGAGATGAAAGCGAACTCAAAGAAGAATTAAGAAGCAAGGAATGTATGATAGCCAAAATTGAAGAAGCTCTAAAGGCGCTAGACACAATAGAAAGATTTGTAGTGGAAAAAAAGTATATGACAGGAAGATTCGAGAAAGATGTGAACATATATACTCACCCAAAATTTGAGTGGGGAAGGAATAAATATTATGATTTTAAGGACCAGGCAATAGAGAAAATAGCAAGAATTCTTGGATATGCAAAAAAATAAACAGTTAGTAAACAATTAGTAAACATTTAATGCTTTAAAAGATGATATATTAATATCATGGAAAGTATAAGGTTTTTTCAATAACTTTCCTCCTTTATTGTTTTGCCCGGCTCGCTACCAGACGAGCTGGGTTTTTCTATACTACAAACTAATAATTACAGAAATTGTTGTGGGCGTCTGTTGTTACCTCCATATTATATACTGTCTCCGGCCAGCCCAGCCGGTTTATATTACATATCCGCAGATGGCCGAATTGGTGATGGCGCCAGACTGTAAATCTGAGTGAGCGGGAGGCTCTTGAAGGTTCGAATCCTTCTCTGCGGACCATATTATTTTGAGGTGATTCTATGCCAGCGATTATCTATGGAGATCAGGAATGTAGCAAATGTGGTAGTAAATATTTTTCTAAAAGAGCCACAAAAGATATGAAAGAGCATAATCTTTGCTTTAGCTGTATTTTAGATTATTATAGATTTATTTTTAGTTCTGGAGCAAGACCAACAATAGGAAAATGGAAAGATGCTACCAGATAATTTACTCAAAGCAATAAAAACCGGTAATGTAGAGAAATTTTATAAATCAGGTATTTGGGCAGATAAAAGACTAGAGATACTTAAAAGAGATAACTTTGAATGCCAAAGGTGCAAAGATGCAGGTGGATTCTCAAAAGCTGAAATTGTTCACCATATAAAACACTTGAGAGATTATCCTGAACTTGCTTTAGTTGATGAAAATTTAAAAAGTTTATGCGGGGTTTGTCATAACAAGGTTCATCCTGAGAAGTTTGAGAAGTTTAGAAGCAATTGGAAGAAAAGGGATGAGCCAATAACTCCTGAAAGGTGGTAAAAATGATAAAACCAGATGAAAAAGAGTTCGCTATAAATATTTTGCTGGCATTTAATTGTGTTAGCGTAAGAGATATTATCGCTCATTCTCCAATAAACAATAAAAGAGCTTATTATTTATTAGAAAAATGGTCAAATAAAGAATTGTATGAATATGGAACAACAATTGATTTAGGATGGCTAACTGAAAAAGGAAAGAAAGAATTTAAAAAGTATTTAGAATAACGTCCCCCGGGTCAAAAAAATGGAAATCCCTTGAGAATGCGGGGACCGGGGAGGGGGATAAGACAAAACAGATTTTTCAAAAATTTCGCGTAAGGTGTGGGGGGTGTGGTGTCTTGAGTAGATCAGGAATTAGAAAAATTAAAAATGATTTGTTGAAACAATTAGAAGACAAGGGAATAAAAAATGATTACAGCATTGACCTGGTAAAAGATTATATGGCTTTCTGGGAAATAAAAAATGCTTTGATTGAAGATATTGAAGAAAAAGGTGTAAGTATAAAATATCAGAACGGCGAAAACCAATTCGGGTACAAAAAGAATGATTCTATTGCAGAACTAAATAAAGTCAGCACCCAAATGCTCAAGATATTAGATCACCTTGGATTAAAACCCAGTAAGCACGAGGATACAGGTAACGTCAATATCGAAATGTAAAATATTTTTACCCTTGGAGGTGGTGTTATGTAGTGTCTGTTAAATATCATAAATATATTGATGATTACATGAAAACAATTAGAAGTGGGAAAATACCATCTTCTAAGGAAATCAAAAAAGCTATGGATTATATTGAGACTAAACTTGATGATCCAGATGTAATAATAAAATCTAAAATGATTGATAAAGCTGTAGAACTTATAGAAAAATACTTTGAAATTAAGCTCCTGGACTGGGAGCTTTTTATAATTGCCTTAATTCATGCTTATTATAAATCTGATGACACCATTGTATTTGATGAGTTTTTTATAATGATGGGCCGAGGAAATGGGAAAAATGGCTTCATTTCTCCTTTAGTTTGGTATTTAACTACTCATTATCACGGCGTTAAAGAATACAACGTTGATATTATTGCGAATAGTGAAGACCAGGCAAAAACTTCTTTTTTTGATGTATATAATGTTTTAGAAAATTTTTGGGATACCTTGCAGCACTTTTTCTATAAAACTAAACAAAAAATAACTAACCTCAAAACTAAATCATATATTCAATACAACACTTCAAACGCGAGGACCAAAGATGGAAAGAGATCAGCTTGTTTAATTTTTGATGAAATCCACGAATATGAAAATTATGACACAATCAAAGTTTTTACTTCTGGATTTGGAAAGAAAAAACATTCCAGAACTTTTTACATTACAACTGACGGTTATGTCAGGGGTGGAGTTCTTGATGATCAAAAAGATATAGCCAAAAGAGTGCTTGAAGGAGAAATAAATGACTTAGGTTTTTTGCCGCTCATTTATAAGATAGATGAAAAAGAAGAGGCAGAGGATCCTGAAATGTGGTCTAAAGCTAATCCTTCTTTGCCATACTTTCCAGTGTTAAAAAAGGAAATGAAAAAAGAAGCTACTAAAATGAAATATCAGCCGCATAAAGCGCAAGACTTTTTGACTAAAAGAATGAACTATCCCGCAGAAGATAATTTTACAGTTGTTGCTCCTTGGGAGAAGATACTAGCAACCAATCAAAAAATACCTTACAAAGAATTAGAAGGTAAAGAATGCATTGGTGCGATTGACTATGCGAGAACTACTGACTTTGCAAGCTGCGGTTTATTATTTAAGCATAATGGGAAAAGATATTATATTGAGCATACTTTTGTATGTCATAAAGCTTTAGAGATTGAAAGCAGGCAGATCAAATTTCCAGTTGATGAAATGGTTGAAAAAGGATTAATAACTATAATTAAAAAAGATGCAATCGGCGCTGATGACATGGCAAATTGGTTTTTGGAGCAGACAGAAAAATATAATTTTAATATCAAAAAAATTGTATCTGATAGATATAGATATAGTTTATTAGAATCAGAGTTTAATAAAAACGGATTGCCAATTGATGATATACCTTCCGGGCCCAGGACTCATGCAAAGATAGCTCCACTTTTAGAGCAGTTATTTGCTGAAGAAAATTTAGCTCTGGGAGATAATCCGACAATGCGGTGGTATATCAATAACAGTTATGTTGAAGTAGACAAAAAAGGAAATACTACTTACAAGAAAATAGAGCCAAAAACCAGAAAGACTGACGGTTTTTTTGGATTAATTCATGCACTCACTCAAGATGGCGAATTGGAAGAATACAGTGGCGATATACCAGATTTTGATATATTCGCTTTTTAAGGAGGTGAAATATGGCGGTATGGGATTGGTTTTTAAGTTTATTCAATAAGGACACCGGATCACTTGACTTGGACGCTTGGACAGGAGAAATTGCAGGAGAAATATTTTTTAAAGAATTAGCAGTTCAAGCTTCAATTAATTTGATTGCTAATGCGGTTTCAAGAAGTAAATTCAGAACTTATGAAAAAGGGGAAGAAGTCAAAAAGAATAATCATTATCTTTTCAATGTTGAGCCTAACCCAAATAAGTCAGCAAATAAATTCTGGCGTGATATTATAAGCAGACTTGTTTATGACAATGAATGTCTAGTTGTGCAGCAAGGCCAGAGCCTTTATGTTGCTGATGATTTTGCAGTAGAGAGATTTGCTTTCAGGCCTTATGTATATCACGACATTGTAATAGATGATTATCAATTAAGCAATACCTATATTGAGCCTGATGTATTTCACTTTGAATTGCACAATGACAAAATTAGAAACTTAATTGAAGGCCTCAATGGTTCATACTCGAAATTAATTGCGATCAGCCAGCAAAATTATAAAAGAAATAATTCCCGGAGGGGTAAATTAAAGATTGAAACTAAATACTCGCAAAAGTTAAAAGACCAGGAAAGTCTCGAAGATGTTTTCAAAGATAAATTCAAGCGATTTTTCGAAGCTGAAAATGGAGCTATTTTACCTTTACCCGATGGCCTTGATTATGAAGATTTACAGTCTAACATAGGCACAAAAGGTGGAGCTGATAACAATGCGATCAGGTCTTTCATTGACGATATATTTGATTTTGTGGCTATTGCTTTCCAGATACCACCACAACTATTAAAAGGGGAGGTGGCAGATACTGGCGATATAGTCGATAACTTTTTGACATTCTGCATTAATCCTTTAGCTGAAAACTTAGAAGATGAGATTAATCGCAAATACTATGGCCGAGAAAGTTATTTAAATAAAACCTATATCAGAATTGATACTTCAATGATTAAAGCTGTGAATATTGAAAAGGTTGCTAATGCTCTTGATATATTAACCAGAGTTGGAGCATTCACTATTGATGATAGTTTAGAAACTTTAGGAATGCAGCCACTTGAAACAGAATGGAGTCAAGTAAGGTGGATGACAAAGAACTATGAAAAAGTCCAGGACAGAATTAATAATGGAGGTGATTAGATGCCAAAAGGCAAAGAAGAGTTTTTCAAATTCAAACAAGTTACAGATAATCCAGATATATTAGAATTGTATATCTATGGGTATATTGAAGGAGACTATTATGATTGGTGGGGCGATAAAGTAGAGAGTGAAACATCCGCTGACTACTTTAGAAAAGAACTAAATAAATACCCGGATGTATCTCAAATTAATCTCTATGTCAATTCAAATGGCGGAACAGTTGATGAAGCAATGGCTATCAGGAATCAACTTAAAAGACATTCTGCTAATGTAACAGGCTATGTAGATGGATTTGCTTGTTCTGCTGCTTCTTTTATTTTGACCGGATGCGATGAAGTTAAAATGTACTCAAACACAATGCAAATGCTGCATTTGATGTGGGGTTGCTATTGTGGAAATTATAAAGAACTAAGAAAGTATGCAGATGATCTTGAGCAAATTTCTATCGGCAATAAAAAAGCCTATTTAGAAAAAGCGGGAGAAAAACTTTCATCAGAAGAGTTAGAAAACATAATGGAAAGTGGAGATTCCTGGTTAACTGCTCAACAGTGCTTAGACTACGGTTTAGCTGATGAAATTATTGAAGAAGAAAAAGATTTAACAGAAGCCAGGCAAATAGCTCAAAAAGTTAATAATACTTTAGAGCAACAAATTGATTACAATAAAAAACTTGTTGCTATGAAACAGGAATTGAAAATTAAAGAACCTGAAAATAATGAACCCGAACCTAACCCTGACCCTGAACCTGAACCAAAGCAAGATGAAAATAAACCAATGGAATTGTTTAAAGCGTTATTTAATAATAAGGAGGCTAATTAAATTATGGAAAACTTAGATAAAGTATTAGAACAAAAGGCTGAAATTGCAAATAATTTACAGCAGGCAATGGAAGAAGGCGATCCGGAAAAGTTCTCTCAAGCGTTTAATGAATATACTGAAATTCTGCAAGAAGCTGTAATGGCAGAAGCAAAAGGGCTTGTTGAAGCGGCAGACAATAAAGTGTTAGCTGGCCGCGGGGAAAGAGCTTTAACTTCTAAAGAAAGAAAGTTTTATGAAACATTTGGCAAAGTTATGGGCTCTTCAAATCCAAAGCAGGCTATTGCAGAGTCAGAATATGATTTAGTGCTGCCAGAAACTGTTCTCGAAACAGTGTTTGAAGATTTAACAGAAGAGCATCCTCTATTAGATGCTATCAATTTTATGCCTACTTCTGTGCTTGTTGAAATGATTGTTAATGAGCAAGGCAGACAGCTTGGCCAGTGGGGTAAATTAACTTCTGAAATCGTCAAAGAATTAACAGGCGGATTCAAGAAGATAAATCTTGATCAGAAAAAACTTTCCGCATTCTTCCCTGTTGCAAAAGCAATGGTCGATTTAGGACCAGCTTGGTTAGATAGATATGTAAGAACCATTTTACAGGAAGCTATTGCTAATGGCCTTGAAGATGGGATTATTAATGGAAAAGGTTTAGAAGATCCTACTGGAATGAGAAGAGATCCAAATTCAGCTCTCGACCCAACTGATGGTTACGAATTGCTAGGCATCAATGAGCTTAATAAAATTGACACTGTCAATTATGGAAACATACTTGCTGATTTATCTACATCAGAAAACGACCTTAACAGAAAAGTTGATGAAGTTTTAATGGTTGTTAACCCTGTAGATTATTTCAGAAAAGTTATGCCAGCCACAACTACTCAGGATGAAAGAGGCAATTATTACAGCAATCTTTTCCCAGTTCCTACTAGAGTAGTTCAATCTGTGCATGTTCCTGAAAATGAAATGATTATTGGAATCGGTAACAGGTACTTCATGGCTCTCGGAACTTCTAAGGGTGGCAAAATTGAATACTCTGATGAGTATAGATTCCTTGAAGATGAAAGAGTATTTTTGACTAAGCTATATGGAAACGGGAGACCTTTAGATAGTGGGTCCTTTAAGCGCTTTGATATCACTGCTTTAGAGCCTAGAGTGCAAGAAGTTGAAGTTTCAAACTTCGGCGATGCAAGATTGGCTGACTTAAGCATTGGTGGAACTGCTCTTGATCCAGCGTTTAATAAGTCAATTCACGACTATGACCTTGCTACTACAGATGCCACTAATACCATTACCGCTACACCTATCAGCAATGAAGCTACAGTTGCTATTGATGTTGACGGCACTTCTGTTGATAATGGCAATGCAGCTACATGGTCCACTGGCGAAAACATTGTAACAGTTACAGTTACTCTTGGTGGATTAACCGAAACATACACTGTTACAGTTACTAAATCATAATTAAAAATTAATTAAATAACATTAAGGGCTGGCGATTACGCTAGCCCTTTTTAATTGAGGTGGTGAAATGTTAGAAGAAATAAAAGAAGATGCTCTTGATGTAACCTGGAATGATGAAGATGCAAAAATTCAAAGAATAATAGATTCCGGGAAAGCTAAATTAGAAGAGCTAGCTGGCGGCACTTTAGATTTTACAGTTGAAGGTTTGCCAAAATCACTACTCAAAAATTATTGCAGATACGCTTATAATAATGCAGCTGAGTATTTTGAAGAAAACTTTCATCAACAAATAATTAGGTTGCAAATAACAGAAGGAATAAAGTCCGTTCCGGAAGATGATGCCTAATGAAATCTAAAAAAGATAAAATGAAAGACTTGCAAGTTAAGAGGCGACATAAATTATCAATCCAAAAGAAAACCACAACTCAAGATGCTTACGGGAATGAAACGAAAGAATGGACTGATTGGTGGGCTGTGGCCGCTCAAAGAATGGAATTGTTCGGATCTGATTATTATGCAGCTAAACAATTCGGCGAAGAAAAGACTATTAAATGGAAGTTGAAATATGTTGCCAGTCGAGCCGAAGAAATCAACACTAATAAATTTAGAGTTATTAATATCAGAACTGATGAAATATTTGATATTAAAGATACTGATTATCTTAATGATGACGGTCAATGGTTTATATTGAAATGCGAGAAGTCGGGTGATCTAAATGACTAACTCAATAAATATCGAACAACTTGCAGACGAGATAGTTAATTCGGTCCAGGACTATACTGAACCAGTAAAAAAAGAGATTGGGAAAGAAACCAGATCATTTGCTCGCAAAATAAAAAAAGAATTAGGAGAAAAATCGCCCAGAAGTGACGAAAGCGGAGAACATTATGCTGATGGGTGGTCTTATTCGACAAGTAATAAATATGGAAGAATTGTTATAACTGTTTACAATAAATTAAAGCCGCAACTGACTCATTTGCTAGAAAAAGGGCATGCTATTGCTGGAGGTACTGACAGAGTTGAAGCGATTCCTCACATCGGTCCAGTTGAGAAGAAATATATTCCACAGTATGAAGAAAGAATCAATGAAATATTAGAGAATGGTGGGTGATTAAATGACTTATATAGAGCTATTAAACAGTTTAAAGACACTTGGCTATCCTGTAGCATATAACACTTTTAATGAGCCTCAATCATCGCCATTTATCACGATTCTTTACACAAATAACGATGACTTAATGGCAGATAATATTAACTATGTAGATGTCAAGAATTTTCAGATTGAACTCTACACTGACAAGTATTATCCACCGGCTGAAAAAGAAGTTGAAGACTTACTTAAAAGTATTGGTTTATCTTATGATAAATCAGGGGCACCAATGCCAGGCGAAGATTTATATCAGACAGTTTATGATATTCAATTAATATAATAGGAGGTTAAAAAAATGCCAGAAAACAAAGTTACTTTTGGTATATCAAACATGCATGTCGCTTTTTTAGGACAAGCGCAGACAGGCAAAATTGAGGTTACAAATCCACCATCAACAGACGGAGAAATAGAATTGCAAGTTACAGCAGATACTCTTTTAGGGGTTGATTCCCCAGCGAGTGTTGTAGTTCCTTTAGCAAGCGAAACTCACACAAATGCAGCTAAAGTTGCATCA